TTACAATGCTTCAGTTAAAACAGATTCTGCCAATACTGGCCAGTCAATATCCGTTGCGGTTGATAAGTTCAATTGCTTAAGGGCAATGACATATTTTTTCAGCTTAACCAAACGCGCAGTATTCTCGTCATCAATAATCCCAAGCATAAAATCTGTTTGAAGGGAGGTAAGCTCATCCTGAACTAACCAAATTCTATAGTTTCTCTCCCTATCTGCTTCTGCCACAAGCATCTCTTGCAACCAAGCTTGATTTACGACAATGGCATCATTTGTTTCATTGAATTGCCAGGCTTCAATGTATCGCTGATCTGGAAGGTTTTCGCGCAATATTTTCAACCAAGGAGCATCATGGTTAAATTCATCTAAATACTTTTGGTTAGTAAAATTAACCACCGTCATGCCACGACCACTTTCGTTTTCAAATACAATAATATAGATGTTTTCATATCCGGCGTTGTCTGACTGTTCTTGATTCATTATTTGTCCCATATTCCCTCCTTAAGGGCCAACGACTATTACGTAAAATTCAGGCCAATCAATCCAGTTGTACTGGGTTCCACTATCATTTGCGTTCTGTACGCTAAATGAATTCGGTGACCTATTCCAAATGTTCGCTGAATGAGCACTTAATGCCCCATTTTGGGAACCGCCATTTATGCCTACGGTAACTGCATATGCACCATTTGACGTTGACATCGTGAAGTTATATCCACCAACATTCGTCCGGTTTATTGCGGCAAAACCGTATGAGCTAATTATGGTTCCATTTCCTTGTACTGCCGCCCACGCCCTTACTGACCTATTATTTATGTAGCTAGATAAGTATCCCCCCCATGCCGGGCCGTAGACATTACCGTCAGCCTGTAAAAATGCAGCGCCATTTCCCGATGCTACGTTCCCCCCAGAGGTAATAGTTTGAGTTGCCGTAAATGATTTAGGTGTTGATACATTGCCATTAGTTCTATTAATAAGAAGAGAAACACCTACCCCCTCTGTGACCACGCGAAAACTCCCCGCAGAATCGATATCAATAAATCCAGCTTTGGTATCAGCTTTATCATATAAATCTATTTGCCCCCCCTCAGTTGGGGCGGATCCCTGAGGATGAACTTCTAAGTTTTTTACACCAAGATTGCCCGCTAATTGGATATCTTTATCAGTGGTATTAATAAAGGGCAAAGCAATATCAGCAGTCCCATCAAAAGCCACACCGCCAATTTTACGGGCTGTAGCAAGCTTGGTTGCCGCTGCTGCTGTCCCAGTCGCTGATAATGCGCTAAGGTTTACAAGAGCCGCTGCAACGGCGGTTGGGCCGGCGGCTTTTATTTCGGATAAATTATTACCCGACTGTAAAAACAGTTTCTTCAGGGCGGCTAATACCTGGGTATCGTCATTGGGATCTAATGCTAATCCTCCGTCTTGCACGACTTTAATTAATTCGCGTTGCAAGGTATTAAACCATTCAGCCGGTAATATGGTTGGTGGCACACCGGCGGCAACATTACCGTCGGTGAATTCGCCATTACTGTCGGCGCGTGTATTAGGAATATCGCCAATTTTTTGCATAGAAAATCCTCGCCAGTTAAGGCACTTAAAAATAAATGAAAGGGATTAGTTAACTAACGTAGCCGAATTTCAAAATCGTATGAGACGGATTTAATACTGCTAATCTGCACTCAAGCTGTTTATTACCCCATGAACGTAATGGGTCACTGCAATAAGTTAGGCCACTTTGGGCATCATTAATGGTGGTTTTAGGGGCGGTAATTAACCAGGTGAATGGCCACTCTTCGCCATTCAAGGCATCTCGACAAACCGCCATCCCTGCGCAAGCTTGTCGGTATTGGGTCACCATAATGGAGTAGCCCAGCGCCTTTGCTACCCGGATAAAATAAGCGGCGGACTGCCCACCGATACCAAATAACTTCGACACCACAGCGCGCTGACGCTGGATCATGCTGTCGACTTCACCAATAGCACACAAATCCGGTAACCCAAGTGTTGCTTCCCACTCCGGTAGCATTGACGTGGCTGTGGCCGGAAAAGCGCCAGACAGCAAGTCTTGTGCCTCTTCATCACTGCGCCGATAAGCCTGAGCCAACGCCCGTAGGACTTCGGTTTGTACTCCATCGGGCCGTCGCGGCCAGACCAAACCCATTGGCATTAACGCCTGCAAAGCTTCGGTATATTCACTGACAGAATAGCGGCTCATAAGTAGCTCACTGTACCCCTAATGGGGAGTTTGCCGGTTTGCAGCTCAATATTTGCTGCTGGAGATTGCATGATAAAGCCCCCGGTACCGGCGATCTCACCGATAGCTAGCAGCAGCGATGACCACAGAATTTTGCCTCCGGGTTCTCCTTCGGTGAAAAATACCTCGTCGATGGCTGCATTAATGGCCGCGGTAGTTGCACTATCAGCATGGGAAATACCACTAATAATAAAATCAATAGGTTGCGCGATAGGCGCACAGACATAAATCAGTGCGATAATCGGTTGCTGCGGATAAATTGCATCCGCGACTCGCTGCTGATCACCGCTGGCTTTTACCGCCCCCCACTCTTCAAGAGATGAAATCCCGTCGCTACCCTGTGGGAAGCCAGCATAGTCATTATCATCACACATAATATAGATGCCAACGGTACCGGCCCCCATCAAGCGCCGTTTAACCCAACATCGGGTCACTCCCGGCACCGACAATGCCCAAGATTGATAGTCAGTATCATTACCGCCTTGTGGGATATTTTGGTAAGCCAATAACATGCGGGAGCGAAATGCATCTTCGGATTCAATATCAGCTCCGCCGCTAATTTTACTCAGCGCCGTGGTCGTGGCCTGCACCCCATCAATGGCAATATCCAGCGTCAGTACAGTTCCGAGTGCACTGTTCCCCCGATTTCCTCCGCCAGTCGCATCGTCCAATGTGCTAGGTAAAATGGCGGTAATTTCTCCGATTACGCTGCCATTGGTAGCGATTATGACTGTATTATCCAGCCGATATTGATAGCCATCAGCTCGATTTAGCCGCCAACCGGCCGGAATAACTCGCCCCGCAATACCACTGAAGCGCACATCGGCACAGCGGGCCGGATTAGCGGCTTTGCGAAAGACATCTTTCAGCGCCGCCCAAGCTGCAAGGTATTCATCGCTAGCATTATAAGGTGTCGCTTGCCGGGCAATATAATCAAGATAGCCGTAATGCAGGTGAGCCATCCCAGCATCCGCGTCACTGATCACGCCAATGTTAGAAAAACGCAATAAATTGCCGCCAGTTTTCAGTTCCGATTGGATATAGGACTGATTTCGCTGTCGCAATTCGCTTAATGTGGGTCGATTAAATGGCATGAATTACTCCTCCCATACCCATGAAAATTTAACTGATGATTGAGTTTTACCCGGTTGTTGATAAGCAATAATCAGCAATAATGTATTGGGGAAGATTATTTGCGCCCGAGGACTAATAACGCTGACAACGGCATCTTCCATCAGCCAGGCCAATGCTTCACGAGCATAATCTTCAGCTTTGATAGCAACTTGAGTGGTCAGTTTTTGCCGCCGTAATAGCCAAAGCCGTGAACCAATGGCCGATGTTGCACCACTGTCCCCCCACCAGCCGCGACGATCATCACCATCGATATCGTCATCAGCGCGGGCCAGACGATCAGTGAACAAACTCAGTAAAATGGCAGTATGCAGATCATCACCATCCAGCAACCCACCATGGCCGGTCCGCCAATCCCCCAGCGAGGCATCGACATCCCAAACTGTTTTAATATCCGTTGTCATCGCACCACCTTAGCGGGTGTTTCACTGGTGAGTGTTGCACTACCCGACTGTACATTTTTGAGTTGATGATTATGACTGTTGTAGGTGTCACGTAAGGTTTTCAGCGTCGTCGCATTACTGTCGGCGTTATCCACAATATCGCCACTAACCTCCAGTAGCGGGGTGTTTAACCGTACTTTTACCGATGCATTGACGGTCACCTCGGTGGCATCATTTACCGTCACTGGCTGGTTATTGGCCTCAATGATTACTCCACTTTCGGTCAATTTAATAAATTGCCCCCATTGGGAATAAATCACTGTTTCTCCTGGATTTAATTCTTTATGGCGGTAAGACGGATGGTTAGACGCAATGATCATGCCGCTGGAGCGATCCCCACCCAGAAACCCCATCACCACGTCACTGCCCGCCGGTAATCCTGATGAAAAACCAAACTCGGCTAACCGTGGCGTATCGCTGTGAACTTCCAGTAAGGTCTGATATTGCACGGTTTGTACCCCATCACTGTCATCGAAAGCCGTTGCTCGCCCGATCCCCAACAGCATTTTTATCTGCCGGTACAAGGTCGAGATTTGCCCACTAACGTCATGCATATAACCCCCTGTTTCATTTGATTTTATAGAGCTGAACTGCGAAGGCCTCAGGAGGCATCAGCGTCATAGTCGCCACGGTTCCGCTGGTATCTTTCTGATAAACCACCTCTGATAGCAGCCACAGTTCATCTTGCAGCCCCAAGGACGGGATAGTGATAGGAATCAGTGAGTTGGTTTGCCAGAGTTGCTGCTCCCGATCACGCCAGTTATCAACTTGCACCTTGAGAGCTTTGGAACGACCGTTATTACGATTTATGCTCCAATCAAGGCTGTTCCTCACCAAGTTAGGTGAATTCATCGTGCTTTCGACGATAACTATCTTGTTGCGGTGGCGAGCCGGAAACTGTTCAGCCAGTTGAGTATCCTGAGTTCTCACCAGAGCCGAGGTATTATTGCCGCCCGAAGCAGAACGGCGGGCGACCGCATTGCTGGAAAGGGCGACACCGGTGTAGTCAATAAAACGCTGATTGATATCCGTATGCAGGTTGGCACTCAAGATATTAACCCCCTGCTCCACGCCGCTGGCTGCTTGACGCGTACCAACCCGTGTCAGGTATAAATTGCCATCGGGTTGGTCGTAATAAAGCAATGCTGCCCAGCGGGTTACGTGCTCAATGACTGCCTGTACGGTTTCCCCCCAGTTAAGGGTGAATTTCGGCACTACCACCATGTCGTTAATGTCTGATGTCACCTTAATGCCGTAAGGTTCGGCCAGTTTTTGTGCAATTTGTAATACCGTAGACTGGCTGATCACGCTGTTGGGCCATTCAGCGGAGCAATCCACTAAATCCTGGCATTTGCTGCGCCCTTTGGCTGTCACCTCACGGCTGGTAGCCGTAATGGTGCTATCCCAACTGTCGATATAGCCGGTCAAGACAGCATCGTTGCCCAGCTTAACTACGCAGGGATCGCCAGGATTTATCCATTGCTGCCCTTCGCTACCGGGGTAGCGGTCCATTAATGACAGCTCAAAGCTGCTGGGTAATTTTTCAATGCCTCTGGTAACCTGAATTTTGCTCCAGCCGGTGATTGCCCGGCCACCGACTTCGAGTGTTAAATCATCGTTTATCCGTTCATCATTCATAAGTTCAATGCCTTAAAACGGATAGGCATAAATGCCGGATGAATCGGGTCGGCCATTTTCACTAATGCATCAGTGCGAGAAGCATCCTGATACAGGCGATTTGCCAACATCAAGGCGGGCTGCGAGCGGCTAAAATTCACCTCAGCGACTCGCGATAAATTAGCGCCAGCTTGCTGTAATTTCAGGACGACAGACTCTCGCATCAGCATTAATGCGCCATAGGTTTCATCATTTCCATTGTCAGCGGCAGCCAGCGCTTTCCTGTCGATGACCTCACACACTCGCGCCAAAATATCGACAGCATCGTCATAACTTTCCGGCTGATATTGCGACGCGGCATAGACCATCGCGCCCGCGCACAATGTCGTCATTAAGTGCTGGCTGGCGTCAGCAACCGCGACATCGCTATTATTGGCACGAAACATATCGTCTTGAGATATCGCCAGATTTTCCATCATGCGCATGACATCTACGATACTGACGCCGCTGCTTTGCAGTGTATTGACCAGCGCCAACATCTTGTCGGCATGAGCATCAATGCTGTTTGCATCAAGCAGTTCATTTACCGCCGTATCGACAGCCGCCCGCCCCTCAACCGTTAATGCCAGCCGCTGCGACACCAAAAGTGCCAGATCGGTAGTATCACTTTCCAGCACGACGGCTGCCGTGGCCCCCGAACTGCTGCCGCCTACTGTGCCGTGGTTGTAGCGGCCATAGCGTTTGCGACCAAAAGTTGAGCGCAGAGCATTTCCCAAGTTACTGGCTTCATTGGCGGTATTGGTGACCATTCGCCCCCAAAACGCCGCCGTACTTTTCAGTGTTTTTATCGCCTGAGTTGCAGAGCGCATTTCTCCTTTCACAGTAGCGATAAAACCCGCGACGGCTTTAGCACTCAACCCCAGCCAGGAAGATTGGATTGATGCGCCCATTTCTGTCGCGCCGGTGATGGCAAAGGCGCGTAAACCGGATTCATGCGCCGTTAAGCTGAATGAAAATATCCGCCCGCCCGCGGTATTTTCATCAATCTTCAATTCGCTCACACTGACGGTCATTTCGCCAAGCGTCGGGTGCACTAATGTCCCCGGCCCCGGCATTTCACAGGCGGCAATCAATGAGTCACGCTGGGTCATCACATCTGGTGCGGTATAAATCTGACTGTTCTGCACCAGAAAACCGCCCAAAGTCATGCTTCTGGCACTGCGCCCCAGATCCTCGATATAGCTGGTATCACGATAAGGATAACTGTGTACTGCCTGACGGCGACCAAAGGTGCCGGTGCTTTTTTCAATGACAAAAGGAACACCGCGAAATGAAGCTTGATGTAAATGTTCCGACCATTGCCAACGGGTGTCACCGCCGCCTAATAGCGCTGATAAGGTATTGCCGATGAGTGACATGGCGTTCTCCTGTTGAGGATCCTTACGATAGAAAGTAAAAAACCCGCCGCAGCGGGTTATTGCAGAAGCAAAGTAATATGGCTCACGCCATTACATTGGCATGGCCATGGCGTAACTAATCCGCCCGCCCCCCTGCGCCAATAGCATTGAAGTTTCCCCGCTCCGGCTGTCGATTAATGTCAGTTCGATCTGCACTCGGTTATTCTGCATTGCAATCGCAATAACATCGGCAATATCACCAGAATTAAAGCCTCCCGCCGACTCTGGATAAATAGGCGATATAGATGTAGAAGCTGTTGCAGGAAATGTATTCATTAGATTGCTGGCTACAGCCTGCTCAGATGAAATAGGAGGTAATGATGACAACAGTGGCCAAATATAATAATCCGTTGGTTGATTATCACTCCACGTATCATCAGCTTCCAGATCAAATGTATTCTTATCAGAATAAGATTTGTTTCCCAGATTAAATATATCCGTCAATGGATTCGGTTCAGGCTGAGGTAATGTAAGTCCTGGAATAGCACCCGCCATAGCTTCTTTATAGACTAATGGTTCAGCATTTTTGAACTCAGAGTAATCTTGGTACTTTTTGCGAAAACCATCAGTCATAAAACCAAGCTTAAGCATTTCTTTTTCATATCGATTTAGCTGTTGATAAAAATCCGAATCATTATATGCCGAGCGCATTTTATCGGATTCTTCGCCACTGATTACCCCAAGGGTTCGCGTAATGGCGAAGCTATCTAGACCATACGTCATCAGATCAGTTACTCCTCCTATACCATCAGCTATAGAGCCATCGGAAACTAGAGCGCCATATAATTTATTGGATACTTTATCTTTCAACCCATCCCAAGCCGCACTTAACTCATTAGTCTTGCGGTCTAGTTCTGTTAACTGCGTATTGAGTTCAGGGTCAATCATTAACCCAAATCTAGTCGATTTAGCCAGTAAGTCCCTTAGCCGTACACCCTCTCGTAATAACTCAATAGCATTACTGTCCAAGCCAAGAGAACTAATCAACGTGCTTTGTGCTTTGGGATCCATTTGCGAAAAATCATTGGCAATGTTAGCCATAGTTGCAGGAACATCCGCTGTACCATTTTTATTACTGATAATTTCAAAACCGAAGTTACGTAGCTGAGCTAATCCCTTCTCATTACGCCCCCAAAGCATATCATTCAACTGACTATAGAGCTGCTCAGTCGATTTGATTGAAGCATTTTGCTCAGCACCGCGAATGCGCATAGCACCACTAATCTGGCTAAATTGGTTAATAGGCGCACTGACATTTAGAGCTGCCATATTTACTGTATGAGCCTGCTCAGCCGCTCTATTTAGCCCGCTGGCAACCTCAGCGCCAGCTGTATAAATAAGATTAGCTCGTCTGGTTAATTTATAAATATTTTTCTCTCTATCTGAAGTTTTATCCTCCTGGCTTTCTAAAGCTGTGCCAACAGTATTACCTTTAAAACTCTTATTATATTTTTCAAGACGTTTTTCTATCCTCTTAATTGGGAGAGGAATTACCTGATCAACCGCCACAACACTTTTACGTAGTTCATAAAATTGAGGCACTAATTCTTTTACTGCCTTACTCATACGCTTAACTGACTCAGTTATCTGAGCATTAGTGGTTAATTCAAAATCAAATTTATTAGCCATTTTTGCCAGCCTTAATTTTATTAATCCGCTCGGCCTGCTGGCACCACCACATTAATTTACTGTAGGTCAGGGACCAGGCATCGCCCGGCCCCCAGCTATAGTAGTAAGTGACGTCAGCGATTATTTCGCGCCATCGTCCCCCATTGGGGAGTAGGCTAAAAAACCCATCATGTAGACCTCGCAAGCTTTGTAGTCGGTGAAAGCCATCTTTTTGATGGCCTCACGCGGTACCCCAGACACTAATGCAATCAGCAATCCCATGCCGCTAAGGGAACCGGTCTTGGTTTGCTCATCGTAAAATTGCTGCACTTGCAATAGAGTGGGCTCGCAGAGTTCGACCACCTCATAAGTGGTCTTGGTAGCCTCGTGCGAAATGGGTTTAACCAGCGAAATGGTTTTACTGCGCTCCAATTCAGCCATATCAGTTCTCCGTCACCGAACCGCCTTCCCAACTGACATCAACCGTACCTTCGGTGCTGTCCACCACCAAAGTACTCACTGACCACATGCCGCTACCGATAATGGTTTTGCCATTAGCCAATTCACACACGATATTGACATTGGTTTGGTCATTGAAGTCACTGATGGAAACACCGCCACTATCGCGGATGGTGCAAGAAATTGACGGTGCAACCACGGTTTCTTTATAGCCGTGAATGCCGTCCATCCCCATCACGGTTTCACGTTTAACTTTTGACGGGCTGTATTTGAACTGACCGGCGACCATGATAGTAATGCCATCAACAGTGACATAAGCGGTACCCGCCAGGCGGTTTGAAGAATCGCTCATAATTTATTTCCTTTTATTTTTAACGAGTTGAGAATTGGCAGATGGCAGTTAAACCGCCGCTTGCAGACGGAATTGATTGAGTACCGCGAAGATACGCAGCTGATTAATCAGCACTCCGGTCCACAACACATCGACGCGATTTGGGTTACTGGTGTTTTTCTCAACAATCAGCCCACGGGCGAAACCTTTGGCGTCCTGCACATAGCCGTTAAATTCCAATGTCTGATACTGGGCAATGAGCTCAGCACGAATAACATTGGGGGTGATAATCGCCGAACCGGCGGCAAAACGGGTGCCATCTGCGGCTAACTTCATACGAGCAAATTTAGAGGTCACTTGCGTACGCAGGTAGCGGGTGACAAACATCAGCAAGAACAAGGTTTCGATTTGCAGGTAACTATCATCTTCAGCACCGTATTTATTGGTCTGATAGGTAGTGATGATATTCTCCACTTGGACCCTACCGTCATCCGCCACTGTCACGGTGGAAATACCACTGTGCAGCAGGTTATTGCGCTCCGTCAGAGTGAAACGGCTAGATAATGGTGGTGCCAGCACCCCACTGACCGCCAGTGTTTGCAATGGGCGACCGGGATCATTGCGCAGGCTCTGAGCAATTGCCCCCACATAAGCTGCCGACCAGATGTAGGCCGGAGTCGGTGAGTTATGAATGCCCAGCAATGAAGCATGTTGATCATTACGTAGCTCTCCGGCAGCGGTCAGTTGACCATAAGTGCCCGATTGCGCGGCGAAACTGTGCCCATACAACTGCTGGCTGTAGCTCCAACGCCCGGTGCTATCGGAGAGAAAAGCTTTGATAGCATCCAATGACGCCGTATCGGTATAAGGGTTAATGATGAAATCGAAGGTGCGATCCTGCAAATTCGCCAGGCCATCAGCCAGTTCAGGCACACCTGCGCCACCAGCCATCGGGGTCATCGTCAGGACCAGACTGTCTGGGGTTACTTCCCCACCTGCACTGCCTAAGTAGTTCAAACGCAAGTCAATATTATTACCGTGCGCGCCTTTATTTTTCGCTGTCAGGACGACGACGCCATCTTCCGCCGCCACACCTTCGGCATGAACAACCGTCACGGGCAATTCGGGTTTGCTCTCAATGGCCGCAGCCAGTGCGGCGGCAACAGCATTAGCATCATCGGTCGCAACCACGGTGGTTTGTACCCGAATACCGCCGATATACAGTGAAATGACCCCAGTTGCCGAGGCTGGCGTGGTGACAGTGATTTTGCCCGTAGCAGCCACCATGGCATCAGTGTCACTCAGCGGAAGAAGATAAATTTCACCGGCAGTGTCGTTCGCCAAATAAGCCGCCATTTGCCCATGTAGCATCGAACCGGCCCCGGCTAAACCGGCCACTGTCGCCGTTGATGAAACCAGTAATGGCACATTGGCTGGCAAACTACTTTCTGGCAAAGTTTGTCCGATAATCAAAGTCCGCTGAGTAGTACTCGCCGTATTAGCCTGGGAATTATCAAATTCCGCAAAGAACAGCGGCGTGCGCAAATTGCTTGGGATATTAGTGAAAGGAATGGTCATAGTTTTGTACTCTCCGTTGTTGATACTTCAAATGCAGATATCACTGATTTAGCGGCTATCTGCATCACATCGCCGTCTTGAATTCGACGGCGCCAAAATGTGTTATCAGGAACCTCAGTACCCGATTCAGGCAAAAAGGTGCCCTTGACCGGGTCACGTACCGCGCGACCAGTCATAGGTTTGACGAACATAGGGTTACTCCGGGAAGGTGATGGCGATCAGCGGGTCGGTGGTGCCATCGGGCATAGCAATAGTGACGTCGATGCCCGCCAATGGCGTGGTTTCCAGCGGGAAGAAATCTTCCGGCCCTTGGTAATACTCCAGATCCAACTCTACTTTGACTTCAGCAAAGTGCTGCTCACTGCTGGTGTCGATACCCATGGTGGTGCGCACTTTGGCAAATTGCTGAATCTGCCGGGTCAACTCATAGCTGTTAATCACCGCGCGTTGAATTTGCTCACACAAACGCTCAAGTGCAGCAGCTGCTGCAGTGACCCGATTTTCCGTCTCACTCAGTTGGATATTCCCACTGATTCGCAAAGTGGTCATGGTCTTAAACTGCGGCGCATTACGGCCAATGGACTCTTTAACTTCCATCGGTGTTTGCAACAAAATGGCCGGATAAGTCGTTAGCGGCCAGGCGTCAGTTGAATAGATCCGATCTTCAGCATCGGTTTTTCCTACTAGCGCTGCGGCTGCCAGTTGCCTGATTTGAGCTGCATTCATGATTTCACCCGATAGAAAATGCGAATTCCGACATCAATACATGCCATGATTATTCTCCTGATAGATAGTTGCCCCATTAGGGGATAAAGCTCGAGCGGCCACTAAGGGCGAGTCACCGAACAGCGGGAATTTCTCAGGGGCGCAGGGAGTTACGCCAATGGATAACCTCATCTAACCGCCCTTTGCAGATGAGCAACTCCCGCTTGAGGGTCAGGGCATATAAGGCGCTATCACCCCATGTTGATCCGGTAAACTCGGGGATTTCACATGCAGTCATCGCCGACTCTGGCGGCAATAACAGCGGGGGATTGACTAAAAGAGTGCGCGGTTTATTCGCGCAGGATGCTAATACCAGACTCAGGCATGCGGCTAACAGCACAGTTGTCAGTTGCCGACGCAGCCGCAAAACGCTTGAGACGATCCTCGGTTTCATGTCGTAACGCCCTTTCGTTTTCTAACTGTCGGGCGGCGGCCGCTCGATTGGCGGCGTCGTTTAACTGATAGGCATCAATGATGTTACCCAACGTCTGATTCACCAGTTGTTCCGCCTGTAACTGTGTATGTTCTTGTTTTTGCTTAGCGCTAAGCCGATAAGTATTTGCTGTAAGGCCAAGGAGCAAGAACAACAGCAACCCAATGCTGATAATCCGTCGCTTCATTTATCCTCCGTGGCTTTTTTCGCCACCGGTTGGGGCATCAAGCACAGCTCGCGTTCTATCTCGCGCCGATTAATCAAACCTTGCCACCGTTTACCGCCCGCCATAATCCAGCGCCGTAACTCGTCGCACGCAGTAGCCATATCGCCACTATTCAATTTCTTTAATAAAGTTGAGTTGAGGAATGCGGTTTGACCGACGTTGTAGGTAAAAGAGTAGAGTGCTGCCCGGGTGTATTCCCCGATGGGAACCTGTACGGCGCTATCAACCCGCGCCTTTACTGGCAGTAAATCCCGCTGTAGCAGAGCATCACACTCCTGATCGCTGTACTGCTTATGGCGAATAATATCGCTGCCAGTGTGGCCATCGCATACCGTCAGAACCCCCGCGACATCATAATAAGCACGATATTCGCGGCCCTCGATGCCGCCATGCCCGCCAAGTAATACTCCGGCAATCGCAATAGCACCTCCGGCAGCAGCGCCCAACACTTTGTTGCGTAATGCTGGTGTCATATCAGCTCTCCATCTTGTGCAATGCGTCATTGCATACCGCAATGGCGGCTGGAATATTCTCTATTGTTTTATTCCGTAAAAAATCTCGTAATATTTCGGTTCGACGTTGCTCCTCTTTAATTATTGCGGCCTTCTCATGTAAATTGACGTAATAAGTTTTAATCGTGAATATCACGCTAATCACTGTACCGAGAATAAAGATGTAATCCTGTAAGCTCAGAGCCGAAAATAGTGCCAGCGATCCTGTCCACCAATATGGCAGTTGACTTTGTTCATTCATTTATTACCTCCCATTCTGATACACTGGCACGTATTACCAACAGAAACAGGAAAGCCCCGACATTGCGAGGCTTTCCTGTTTTTAATCAGTATGTAACTAACCAGTGATATCAGACTAATATACTTTTTGCGGACCGCGTTAATGTTTTTTAATGAATATTTAAAAAATTATTTATTTACGCTAACAGTCAGAATTATAAAAAGAAAAACCCCGCATTAGCGAGGTCTTAAAATATTATTCTTGCGTAACACACCAACCAGTAATATCAGACTAATACACTTTTTGCGGACCGCGTTAATGTTTTTTCATAAATATGTAAGTTTTCAATTAATGGGTCCATTTCTAATTTTACATTCAGCATAGCCAGACAACCATCAATAAAGCCCTCAGCCATTTGCATATTAATCCTTACCAGCTTTTCATCTCTTTTTTGCTGGCGTGCAATAGCTCGCTTTGATTGGTTAAGAACATAATGACGAATAATCAATTCATATTCATCTGGTCGGTATTGTTTTAATCGCGCCACACAACCATCTACGACTAAGCCATCATCATCACAGCAGGAGGCTTTACTTTTAGAGGTATCGGGCAAAAGCCCTTTGAAGCCAGCGGCAATAGATGAATAATCCAGCCCCGAGCTATATCTCGCCCAAACACCCCAGCGCGCTAATACTAATTGAATATCTCTCGTGCCCGGCATCTTCTGACTATGGTTTCCGGCTTTCGGGCCGTTAATTGAACTCATATATAGCTACTCCACAAAAGGCGGGGTCACAGGATGACACCTCAGCCTATCGATTGTTCAGCAACGGAAACCCTTATACGCCTGGCTGCCGTCTTCTTGTGATAACCAGAGCAACTCACGGCACGAAGGCTGATGACACGACTAACAGTGCGTGTTGCAGGTGCGATTCCATGCGTTTCTCTTATATATTTTGATTGATTATTACCGCAAGTGATTTTATAGTCAATACCGCAGGTGATTGGATATTATTGCTAACGGTAATAAAATTGACTGATGAAAAAGAAGCCATTGACGCCAGAACAGTTAGACGACGCTAAACGGCTGAAAGAGCTGTTTAATGCCAAGAAGAAAGCACTGGGTATATCCCAGGAATCGGTTGCGCACGAATTGGGCGTAGGCCAAAGTGCGGTTAACCAATTTCTGAACGGTATAAATCCGCTCAATGTGACCAATGCCGCTGCTTTTGCCAAAGTGTTGAATGAACCTATCAGCAGCTTTAGCCCTTCATTGGCAAAAGAGTTGGCGAAGATGGCTGAAAGTTTGTCTATATCTACCCGCAGCGGACTAAATGATAAACCGGCGGGATCGGTTGCCAACAGTTATCCGCTGATCAGTTGGATCAGTGCGGGCAACTGGTATGAAGCAATAGAGCCCTATACCCTGCGCGATATTGAAATTTGGCCGGAGTCGACCAAGAATGCACATGACAATGCATTTTGGTTGAGTGTAAAAGGCGATTCTATGACCTCGCCGTCAGGTATCAGTTTTCCCGAAGGGATGATTATTCTCGTCGATCCGGAAAAAGAACCGATGCCAGGTAATTTTGTTGTCGCCAAACTCACTGATGATAACGAAGCCACATTTAAGAAATTGATCGTCGATGCCGGGGTTAAGTATTTGAAACCATTGAATCCTGCCTACCGATTAATTGAACTCAATGGTAACTGCAAGATACTCGGTGTCGTGGTCGATGCCCGCTGGTTAGAGATAGATTAACCAGATACATCTATTCTGATCATTTACTGCTTCGGCAAAAAAAATCTAAATTTCCTGTATAAACAAGCAGATAAAATCTCAAACAAAAAATAACCGCCAGTGATTAGTTAATAAATCACCTGCGGTTATTTTTAATATAACTAAATTGCTAAAAAAACAGTCAGTTAACCTAATTCCTTGCCCACATAGCTAAAATCCTATTGTCTCACACCCAATATTACTGTATATTAATACAGTATTTTAATTTGAGAAAACTTAGGAAGAAGCGATGCGAGTTGAATTAATTTATGACAAACGGAATGTCGCCGGCCTGACCAATGCGAATGAAATGATTAAGGCGGAGCTAACCAAGCGCGTACACCAGGTCTTTCCTGATGCAGAAGTTAAGGTCAAGCCGATGCAAGCTAACGGCATAAATACCGATGCCAGCAAACAAGAGAAATCGGTACTCAATCGTTTAGTTGAAGAGATGTTTGACGAGGCCGACCAGTGGTTAGTCAGTGAATCATGA